ATATTAGCCAACGGATTCATGGCGGCAAGGCGGTCTGCGATTACATCTGCACCAGGGAAGTCCATATTCCTAAACACCAAATCACCCGCAATATTGAACAATTCCGCATTGCCTGTGAGTAGCGGCATCATGCTTTCTACGGCTTGTTGACGCTTGGATTGGAAGCCTGGGCCTGTGTCCATCACCACATCGTACTCACCCACCGTCACATCGTTAAGAACTTCACCAATTTCGTTCTTTTCATTGATTGTGGTCATATCTGGTTGACCATCTGAGCCAATGATTCGCATCACTCGCTGAGTGTCATAAATGTAAGGAATCAAATCCAAGATGATTTTGCCCGTGTGCCTAATGGAACGGGTCATGTTGTCGTAGAAGTGGTAATTCGACAGATCAACTTGGTTCTGTTGGCCTTGTAAAGCCTTGCCTGAGATGTTTCCAGAGGGCAATTGATTAGGGTCAAGGATGCCCAAAACCATCTGCAAGTCTGCGGAAATAGCGCCAGCGGCTTCCATAATGCCTGTAGGAGGTGCTTCTGGCTGTAAACGTGTAGGAGTTGGGGCGGGTTGCCCTTCAATGTCCTTTTGTTTGTATCTCAGAACAGGCGTTGACTTGATGTTAGCCATTGCCCATTCGTTCTCGTGACCCTCGTCCTGACCTTCTGCAAGCAGCCACTTGGCTTTAGGTGCAAGTGCTACGCTCTCGGTCATGGATGTGCGCCAGAAGTTGTACATCCGTTGTGGGTCTTTGGCAAACCTTACCAAACCGTATTTCTTGCGCTTGTCATCCACAATGACTTGTGCGCCATAGCAAGGGACTACGGGAATGTACTTACCCGCCATAGTCTTTTCTTCCAAGACTTCCATAGCGGTGCATTTAATCCACTTTACCGCCTTGCGGAAACTATTACGCTCATCAATTACGGTCAAACCAGAAGCCTCAACACGGGCAAAAAAGTTTTCTGAGTCGGCAAAGCCTGAAGTGCCATCGCTCAACAAATAAAGTTTGGCTCGTTCACGCTCAATCCAGAAGTATTCGGCAACTCGAATGTCCTCTTTGGTGATCCATGCGGCTGTGTCATCGCCTGTGGAACGTTGTTGAAAGTTAGCCCCATCGTCAGCGCCTGGGTAACTTTCCCTAAATATCTTCTTGTCCATCACCGTAGTAATCAGGCATCGTTCTGCGTCTGAACCATCGGGGAGGACTGAATTGGGGTCAAAGTAAACAGTGAAAGGATTATCAATCGTATCAATGTAGATTTCCTGATCAAACGAATCTTCCCGTGTGTAACGGGTGTTCACTCGCCAGTAACCCCAACCCATCCGCACTGCGTAGTCAAAGGCGGTGTCATAGGCTGTATCAGCATTGGAGTTCACTTCAATGTGACGGGTAATTCCCTCGATCACTTGGGCAATCTTGTAATCAGCCAAGTTATTCACAGGGTGAACTTTGATGCGGGGGCGTTGCATCCTTTGTTGGTTTGTCACTTGACGGATGTACGCATCAATCTTGTTGATGGTCAAACAAGGGCGGGATTCAAGATTGCGTGAGTTTTGAATCTCTACAGGCCATTGATCGCCAGCGGCAAACTTTACATCTTGTAAGGCTTCGGCTCGGTTTGTAGAATCAGAATCATTGACCAAGCGCCAGAACTTGATCGCCTCGTTGATCTTTGAGTTTGCGCCTGTTTCGTCTTGGTAAGCCATAGTTAGACCTTTATATTCATGCTGAGATTATTATCTCACTAGCTCATCCAACTGCCAACATTGGCAATTTGTGCTGATTTCTTACGCTTTGTTGGCTCTTTAATCATAAGTGCAATGTATCTGAAAGCATCTGCACCGTGTGAATAATGATCGTGCAATGGGCTTCGACTGAACTGCCCCGTGTCTGGATCAACCTCATAACGGTAATGCCTGAGACAAGAAAGCCCGTCTGCTGCGTGTTCCCGATCAAACCAACAACTTGGGAATATTGTCCTAGCCGCATTGATTGAGTCCACGATTGGCACTTTTGGCAAGATTTGAGTCTTGTACCCTGCCGCCCTTACGATGTCATCGATTGACCGACCAGCTGCTGCCAACGTTTTATTCTCTGCATCGTGCGGAAGCCAGATGGTGTCATAGACATACCCAAACGTCTGCATTGTTGCCATGTAATAGCTGATGGTCTTTTGACTGTCTTCAATGTATCGAATAAGGCGTGTTTCCATGCCTATGAACTGCAAAAACCAAATGGCGGTGCTATCTGACCACCCAAGGTCAAAAACCGCATGGACGGGCTTTGTAGCGTCATAAGGAACACGGGTAATGCGTCCCTCTTTCTCGGCCTGTTGCATTTCTTTGGCAAAGATAGCCCCATCCACCGTTTGACGACACAAACCTTCCCAAACTTGGTTATAGGCTTCCTCATCCCTTATCTTAAGGGAGTCTTTCTCAAGTTTAAGGGTTTCGGGAAACCAAGGGTTGTCGTACCAGTTCACCTTCATGGTGATGCAGTCAGCGGGGGGAATTGCCACAAATCTTTGATAAGTCTCGTCTGTCTCTAACTCAGGGTTAAAGCTGATCCATATCTCTGAGCCTTCCTTACGGATGGTTGGAATCAGGATGTTCCACGATAGGCGGCTGGTTGTCTGTGCTTCCTCTACCCAACAAATATCAACCCCCTCATAGGACTTGATGTTTGAGACATTGTTCTTTAGGCCAACAAAGGCAAACTCTGTGCCGTTTTTGCCTCTGATGCTGTTTTGGGTGATCTCATAGAAACTCAGTAGGCCAAGACTTTCGATCTGGTCACACAATAACTTGTGAACTGAGTCTTTGATGGATGTTTGAAACTCACGGGCGCACAGTATGCGGATTGGGTCTTTTGCGCCTTTGATCAATAGCGCTCTCGCTATTCCCCAACTCTTAGCCCCGCCTCGTCCACCATAAAGAACCTTGTAGCGGCTCTTTTGAAACAGACCTTCCAACTTAACGGGAAACTCTGCCTTTGCAATCGCATTGGCTAAATTGCTCATTCGGGCTTCACAAAGCTAACTTGGATGCCTGACAACAAAGGTGAGCCATCAGCGCCTGTGATCTCTTGCTTGACGCTCTCACGGTACTTCTTGGGGAATCGTGCAGCCATTGAACGTGACCACAAAGTCGCATTTAAACGTGGGCCATCCTTGGTCTCCACCATGTAAGCATCGGCTTGATCTTCCCACCAAGCTAACTCATGTTGCTTGGCTTCCTCCAAGGCGTGCAAAAACTCAGGATGGACATCACGCCATTCATACATTGTGCGTAGGGAAAACCCTAACCTAGAAGCAATTTGTTCAACGCTTTTACCGATTTTGCCCAAGGCAATCACTTCCTCACAATACTTTGGATCGTAGAGGGATGGGCGACCAACAGGGCGTTTTTCGGTTGTTTGGGTCATTACTTCTTGGACTTCTTTGAAGTGGGCTTTTTGCCCTCTTTGGCTTCCCGCTGAACAGAGTAAGCAATAGCCACCGCTTGTTTGGGCGGCTTGCCAGCTTCTATCTCTTTTTTGATATTGGCTCTAAGTGCCTTCGGGGTCATTGACGCTATCAGGGGCATTTGCCTTCTCCTTTTGGATTTCACTTAGCCAATAGTGGCAGTCCTGAATCATCCCAGAGAGTTGAAACAGGACTGTTTCTTGTTGCCTAGCTTGCGCTTGGAGTTCTTCTAAGCGCTTTTCAATGGCTTCTTTATGAAGCACTGTGAATAATTGCATAGTTGATAACAACAGCCTCACCCAATGCGCCAGCGGTGTTGTTGTAAAGACCGATTACGGCTGATCCAGCGGCTACGTTTGCAACGTAAGGCCAATAAGCGCCTGATGTGCCACCACTTCCCACATTTACAATTAAAACGTCTTTTGCAGACAAAGTGCTGTTTGTCAAAGTGAACAAAACAGTTGTGCCAGCCGCCAATGAAGCATTGTTCATGGTAATTTGACCAGCAGACTTGTTTAAAGTCACGCCTGTTGATTTGTCGGTGAGTTGGGTTACTGTGCCTTGTGCGGCAGTTGCATAACCAATTTCTGAGCTTGCATAGCAAGTTGTAAATTCGGGGTCAGAATAGGCTACGCCTGTTGCTACTGAGTTTGACATGATATTCCTTTAACAGTTCCAGTTTTTGAGGGATGCCTTGGCTCGTTCCGCTGGGCCTTTGGCGTTTTTAACTACCCCCTCCATCCTAGCGCAAAAACTGGCTTTACGACCAGCATCTGCTTTAGTTTTTGGATTGGGGGCAGGCGGTTTTAAATTTGCATTGTTCTTTGCATTGTATTCGGCACGACCTTTAGCGGTCATTCCCGCACCTTTTTCCGTAGGATTGTAGGTTTTACCCTTGCCTGTGGTCTTGTGCGAAATGGGCTTGTCGTGCTTTGCCATGATTATTCCTCCACGACAGCACAAATATCGGCTTCTTGAATGATTTGGTAATCTTGCCCATCAATTTTCTCTGTGGGCCAGTTAAGGTAATCCCCATTGCCGTACTTGATGAAGTCTCCGACCTTTACATCGTAAACCTTTGGGCCAATGGCGACAACAGTACCCTCGTTAAAGGGTTCTTTGTTGTTGACATAAATAATGTCTGACAGATTTCTAACCTGTGGCTTGACCACAACACGGTCACGCAATGGATTTAGCATTTCTTGGGTCTCCCTGGCTTTTTCTTTACAGGAACAGAAACCTCTGTGGTTTGATCAGTCATGATGTCGTAAACAGGCAGTTTAACAACATCAACGATTCCCTTTTCGTGCTGTCCGCACCAATCGGTATGGTGTTTGTTTTGTTGTTCAGGGTAACGTCTGCAAATACCCATGATTTGCTGATTCCTAAAAAATCGGCAATTACCGCAGTTATCGGACATTTTTGGCATCTTCCGCTAAAACAGATTTGTTGAGTCCAGCAGCTAGTCTTTCTGCCAAACCTTTGTTCTCAGCTTCAAAACGCCTAAGTTCTCGATGTTCAGCGGGGCTGACCAAGCGTTCCTCGGTAGATGGAATCGGATAAGCGCTCTCCGTTGATTCCGTTGGCCCTAACTCGTTCAAGAGTCTCATATAACCTCCTTTTCACTTCATTCTCGCTTAGTTTAGGTAGCTTGTCAAGCTGGCTTGCTTGTGCTTTTCCTCTGCCCAACGAATTGTCAACAATTTGAATGTTTACTTTGGGGTTGTTCTTGTATTTCTTTTGCAATTGCTCAATGACTTGTCTAGCACCAATGTGAGTCCGCAAATGTTCAGTAATAGGGACGGTTCTGCCTGATCCCTTTTCTTTTTCCATTCTGTGCGCTCTGGACAAAGCACCATTTTCTAATGCTTCGGCTGGGTCACGATATGTGTAAAGAATACGAACTTTACGCTTGGCATCCAATGCCTGTTTGATCTTTTTGTCGGCAGATTCAAACTTATTCATGTTTGTGTCGTAAATCATTTCAGCGTTTTTAAGCGCTGGATCGACAGCTTCAAGCAAATCTAATGCAGTTGTTTTACCAGCTCCTGTGCCGCCAGCACTAAAAACAACCGTGTTGTCTTTGCCTTTGGGTGTTGGATTGGCTAATTTGTCAGCATAAAGACGCTTCATAAAAGCGCTTGATGGTTCGTGAACATTTGCCGATCTGGTGCGGTCTTCCCTGTAATCAGGGGACATCTCACGGGCCACATCGGTATTGATAACCCGTCCACCCTTAGATTCAGGATTGGCGTTGTATTCGTCAACTAATTGCAAATACTGATTATTTAAACGTGCAAAGTAAGCCTGTTCAAATGGATCAACCATTTGAGGCTCAGATGGCGGCATTAATGCAGATGCCCTGGTCATGCCAGGGTTGGGGCTTGGTTGCCCCGCTGCCATCATGCTGGACAGCGGGATAGCCATTATTGGTAAGACTTACGACCGTGAGTGTAGCAAACACCACTCATTTTGCCGCCTTCAAAACTGCAATCTTTGCCAGTTGCATTAGTCATGGCGTTAGGAATATTCTTTTTAGCACTTCCTTGTTCGCCAGATTTCATGTCAGCGGCAGGGTTGCCAGGCAATGTTACTTTATTGCCATAACCAGCGGGTTGGTTTTTGTCCATGTTTGCCATGATGATTCCTATTTAAGGGTAAGTAAATACAAGGTTGAATTGATCAGATCAGCAATTTCATCAACGATGTTTTGCAGCTCTGTATCTTGGGGGATTTCTTGACGGGCTTCCTGAACAAACGATTTCAGTTGTGTCAGGTACTCGGTTGGGGTTTCCTGTGGCTGGTGCAACTCATCAGGAAACTTCTTCATTCTTGTGTTGTAGCGCCCTTGATAGCTTTCAGCCAACTGGTCTGCTAAATCAACAATGGCGGGATAAAACTTGCCCAAAGCCTTGTGGGTTGCGTATTCCCGTGTCTGTAAATGCTGAAAATGGGTAATCGTCCCGCTGTGAAACAGCGTAGCTACAAACTCGGCAACTTCGGCATTTTTTTCCATAATTGCACTATAACAAAAAAGATGGGGGAATTAAACCCCCATAAGGACAAAATCAATGGCAACCTTGTCAGGCCCATTGTGCGGTGTCTGGAATGGGGATGTCAAGAGGCCATTTGCCCTGATTACACAAATTCTCCACGGTTGCTACATGAGCCTCAAGCCACATCTTTTTGCGCTCGTCTTTGCTTAAATGTGCGCCTTGGTCAATTTTGTAGTGGCATTGAAGGCAAAGAGCCGCCACGCAATTATCGTCAGCCTTAATCCCTTTACCTTTACCCGCACCCCAATTTGCGTGTGCCGCCTGAACCCCGTTATCTATGCCACAACTTTGACAAGCTAAATTTGCTACTAGCTTTAGGAGTTTCTGGCTTCTCACATATTGATGCTTCAAATATTGTGTCATCGGTTATTGCGTATTCTCTGGTTAAGTATTTATGCCCGTTATCGCATAATCGTCTTCTAAGGATAAACTCAGGGTTTGCCCTAGTGTCCAAAACTTTGTTATGCCGTGTTTTACAGACGGGACACATCATTTTTATCCTCAATTCCTTCGTAAATTAACTGAAGTTTGACTAATTCCAAAGCCCCAATGATTGTCGCCATGTAAAGGGACTCATCGTATTTGTTGATTGTGTAGAGCAAATCTTCAATAAGACTGTCCACCAGTTCACCCTGGTTAAAGTTCATGCTTCAATTCCTTTGTTTGCCATCCAACACAATAGCCACTCAATAAACTCTGAGCCTTCCTCAACCGTGAATTTGTGGCTTTGAAGTCCTAACTGGACAACTCTTTCACCGTCTAGGCTTGGTGCAACCTTGCCGATCTTGCGGTTTGTCTCATGCGCCCATTGATCAATCAAAAGGCGCTTCCAATCGTCCGCTGACCACGTTGACCCAACCACCTTCATGGCCTTATAAACCTTGTCTATCAGGGCATGAAACATATCGTTCTGGTCTGTGCTTCGAGTGGCTTTTTTAACTTCCAAGCGTAATTGTTTGCCAGCTTGCAAAGATTCTTTAATCTTGGGCCATAAGTCTTTTAAAACTGTATGGGCCTGTTGACTGTTATGTAGGCTAAAAATCATAAGTCCTCACAAAATAAACCACTAGAGACCAAAACGCTATTAAAAAAGAAATAACCCAAGTCCAAGTGTTTTTCATTTGATAACTCCAATCATGCGTAAAGCCGCCTCTGGACTGTCTATTCTTGCCAAGGTACTACCAGACCAATTTTCAAAGAAATCGGCTTGTAAACCCGTAAAACGCTTTTTAGACGTACTTTTGATCTCCACCAGAAATGTGTGACCACGAAACCCAACCAATAAGTCAACAGGCAAGCCAATGATCCATACATAAGCGCCAGCGCTTCTCAAGGCTAAAACTATCTGCTCTTGATTTGCGTCAACACGGGCGGCATATCTCATTTTTTGTCTTTCTGCTCATTCATGTGTTTGCGTAAGTCGTCAGCAGCTGCTTGGCCTCGCCTCTTGGCAATGTCTGCCAAAGTCTGCTGCCACCAGTATTGGGCTTCCCCCCTGCCTTCCTCCAGCGCTTTCTTTTTGAATCGCCTGATCCATTCCAATGCTTCCGTTTGTCTCATAGTCTCCCGTAAGTTCAAGCGCTTTTGTAATGACAAAGTGGCTAAATTGCTGGCCTTCTCTGACCCGATCAAGAATTCTGTTTGCTTCATAGTGGGTCATTTTGCGTATTGCTTTTTCATTGCAGCCAATTTTGCAAGTGCTTCTGCTCTGATCCTGTCGCTTTCAATCTGCTCATGCAGCGTTTTCTTTCGCTCAATCAAAACTTCAGTTGGCGGTTTGACAGGAATTGATGGGCCTTGATTGCACATATCACGAAAAGCCAATGCGCTGGGGGGGAAATCTTTGTCCAGTTTGTCAAGCGCAAAGTCCATACTTGGCTTGTAGGTCAAGAATCTGCCCAGGCATCGCTTCCATGTTTCACGCACCAGCGTTGGGTCAACGTCTTGCCAATGGGTGATAAACCGTGAACCGTAAATGGCGTTCATCATCCCAAAGATGTAATCAAAGCCTGAGTCGGCATCACAAAAGTCGTTTTCGTTCCACATTTTCAGCCTCCAAAATTACAGTCTCAGGTTTAGCCCAAAATGGCGTTTGTGGGATTGATTTGCCCCTGGTCAACTCTGCCATGACGTTTTGACGTTCCTCAGAACGGGTTAATTTTTCTTTCACCCATGCAGCCTTGAATGTTTGCCAGTTCCTGACAACAATTTCATTCAATGCTTCCTCAAGTGTCCAGCCAGCCAACTTTGCCTGTCCAACAATGGCATCCATCACCCGTTCAGTAATTTGCGCTCGCCTGGCTTTTCTTTGTTTGACAAATGAATTCCAAACTTCAAGCGAAACGCCTTCAGGCGGTTTTGCCTCTTTCTTTGTCTCTTTCTCTCCCTCTCCCTCTGTCTCTCTCTCTGTCTCTGGGATAGCAACTTGATAGCGTTCTGCTAGCATATCACTAGCAACAACAAAAAACCCGTTTGAAATCAACGGTTGAAGCCCTTGCTGGTATTCTTTTTCTGAAATATGCAGCCTAAACACCAGTTCATCTAATGAGCCATCAAAAACACCATCTTTTGATTCACTTGCTAGCAACCAAAGCATAGGCGCTATCGCTTTGCTAGCAATAGGCAAGCGCATAAAAGCTCTGTCATTTAACAGGTCACGATGAAGTTTTATCCAAGGAGGACAACGGTCTTTGTAATGTTGAAAGACTGCCCAATTTTTTGGCTGTAAAAGCATATTTTTCCACTTTAAAAAACCACTTAAAAGAAACTGCGGCAGGGGAGAAGTGGTAACCCTTTTCGGAATGGGGATCAATCCATTCCTAGCCGTGTTTCAAACAATCTTAAACCATAAACCATTCAGGCCGCAACGCTTTTAATTGCCACACCCTAGCTTGGGGAACTGTGTCACCCCATTGGCTGATGGCTGCTCTTGTAATGCCCAGCAGCTGTGCCAGGTTCTTTGCAGACCCAGCGTTTTTTATAGCTTGCAATTTATCCATGTTTGCATATTAAGCCAACTTACACAAACAGTCAAATACCCGACAAATTTAAGGGGGCTTTATAAATACCATTTGACAAGCCAGTTAAGCTAGCTTAATATTCACCCATGCCCTGACGTTTCGGGGTCTTTTAAAAGGAAATCAAAATGACCACTCAATATCTTTCTTGCGCTGAGACTGCAAAATTAGTTCGTGCAGCTCTCAAAGAATCTTTCCCTAGCATCAAGTTCTCTGTTCGCTCTAGCACATACAGCATGGGCGCTTCAATCAACATCAGCTATACCAACGGCCCAACTTACGATGCTGTCAAAAATGTTGTGGCAATGTTTGAGGGCGCTTACTTTGACGGTATGACCGATTACAAAGGTTACAACTACAGCAGTCTTGACGGTGTTGAAACTAGCTTTGGCGCTAACTACATTTTCGTTAGGCGTGAATTGACTGTAGAAGTTATGCAAGCAGCTGTGCAAGCGGCTTGTGAATATTACGGTTTGCAAGTGCCAGCTGTAAAAGACGGTTGCCAAGGCGCTTACATTGCTGATTCTATTGATTACAACGATCAAAGACGCATCATGGATCGGGTTTCTGCTCTTAGCTTTTGCGAGACACAGCCTAGCCCCACATTGGCCCGTGTTGCCTTTTTAGGTGATGACGGTTACGGCTTTAATTCTGTTGGACGTTTGGCAGCTTAAATTTACGGGGCGCAAGCCCCTCAAAGGAAAAAAATGATTATTTCTCAAGTCTCAAACCAAGTCGCAACATTTGTCAATGTTTTGGATGGCATCGCCTCCCTGGTGACCAAGGTTCAAAAGGGTTACGCAGTCACCTTGATCGACACAGACGCAGAACAAGTGGTAACAACCAGAATTTACCCGCCCACCATGTTTGACCAGGCTGTTGCTTACGCAAAAAAATTAGCAAACATTTAAAGGAAACATCATGCAAATTTCTAAAACCGCATTTGGCTGGAGAGCCTTATCAACCGTTCAACTGGACGATGCTACCCGCATTTCAATTGGAACAATGAAACGCAGTAGCGGCCTGATCACTACCACGGTGACGGGCAGTCGCAAAGAGGGTGAAATGTATTACTTCACCGTTACAAAAGATTATCAAATGACTTGGGCGGTCACAGGCGGCAAAGCCACAGAAAAAGCAATCACCAACCAACATGAGACTGCCATGCAGCAAATTGAAAAAATAATTGCGGAATGTGTTGTTTTTTACGCAAATTTAAGGGTAAGCACCTAGTATTTAGTTGTTAAGCTAGCTTACAATCACATCATGCCCTAGCAAATCGCACAGGGTCTTTTAAGGAAATCAAATGTCAACTTCTACACAATCCAGCCGCAACGTGTCCATGTACGGTTTCGAGGATATTGATTCTTACATTGAGTCGGTCAAAGAATCTATCACTTACCAATTCACAGGCGGCAACATGATCGTTGCTGGCCTTATGTCTGACGCACAAGAATTGATGGCTTTTGGCGATACAGAACGTGCTAGACAAACCCTCAACGTTGCCAAAACCATTCTGTTCAACATCATGGACGGCAAACTGGTTGCCACACAGCCATCACGCATCTAAGGGGCAGCAACATGAACGATCTTAAACTGCAATATTACTTTGATGCTGCCATCTCTTATGACGATGGCGCAACCTTGGAAAACGTAAGGGTTGGTTATGACTACTATCCTGAAGAAATAAATTACCCGCATGACCACAACTCAGCGGAAATTTACGATGTGTTTGTGTTTGATTGCCAGGGCAACGACATAACCTATGACATTCCCAAATCAGAGGGTGTTTATTTGATGGCAGAAGCAAAACGTGACTTTGCACAAATTCAGAAAGACCGCAATGAAATCTAAAATTATTCAAATTCTTGTTGAGTGCTTTTTAGCCATCGTCATCTTTGGCGGCATTGGCGTAATGCTAGCTTGGAGAGGCTAACCATGATTGACCAATTTAAAGATTACTTCCGCTTGCCATCAGCCAAAGAGTTGGCAGCCAAAGAACTTGAAATGGCCCAGCGCAAGCTATTAGAGGCTCTCAGCGCTCAGGAATACGCAAAGCGCATGGGTGACTACCACTCAGACCGAATCAAACGCCTAACGGCTTATTTAAAGGAAGAAACATGAAAAACTTAGCAACCGCATTGGTCAAGGCTCAAAAGGCTTTTGGCCCTGCTTTAAAGTCCTCTACAAACCCGCATTTCAAGTCACGCTATGCTGACCTATCCGCTTGCGTTGAAGCTGTCCTAGACGCTTTAAACAACAACGGGATTGCCTTAGTTCAGAAATCTTATGACTGTGAAAATGGCGTAATGGTTGAAACCATGTTTGTCCATGAATCAGGCGAAATGATGGAGTGCGGGATTCTTCACTTCCCTGCAAGCAAGGCAGACCCACAAGGCCACATGAGTGCTTTGACTTATGCCCGTAGGGGATCGCTGATGGCGGCTTGTGGTATTGCACCCGAGGATGACGATGGCAATGCCGCCAGCCGCAGAACCGTGATTACTCCAACAATCAATGAAAGCGCCCTTGTAGACCACTTAGCGGCTATTGAGGCATCTACCGACCAAGATAGTCTGAAAAACGCCTACAAAGCCGCTTATACCGCTTGCAATGGTGATTCTGAATGGCAAAAGAAAGTTATCGCTGCCAAGGACAAAGTTAAAGCTAAATTATGAAAACATTAGAAGATGATGAATTTGATTTTTTAGAAAAATCAATTGCTTGGCGTAAACGACAAATAGGAAACAAAATGATTGAAATGATTGAACAACGCTCAGACGCATGGTTTGAGGCTCGCATTGGCAAAGTCACCGCATCCCGTGTGGCTGATGTGCTTGCCAAGACCAAAACGGGTTATTCAACAAGCCGTGACAACTACATGGCTCAGTTGGTGTGCGAACGCCTCACGGGTCAAAAAGGCGATAGTTTTAGCAATGCCGCTATGCAACATGGAACTGAAACAGAGCCGCTTGCCCGTATATCGTATGAAGTCGCTCAAAACGTCTTGGTTGATGAAGTGGGGTTTGTCCCCCATCCATCCATCATCATGGCGGGCGCTTCCCCTGATGGCCTAGTTGGTGACGATGGCCTGTTAGAAATCAAATGCCCAAACACAGCCACGCACATTGAAACTTTGCTTAGTCAGACTGTGCCAGGCAAATACAACACCCAGATGCAATTCCAAATGGCTTGCACAGGGCGTAGTTGGTGTGACTTTGTGTCTTTTGACAATCGTCTGCCCGCAGAACTTCAGTTGTTTGTTAAACGTGTCCCAAGGGACAATATGTATATCAGACTAATGGAAGAAGAAATTGTCAAATTCTTGAATGAACTTGACATCAAAATTGCTCAACTTATGGAAATTAAAAATGTCTAAACTTTACGAAATTACCGTTGTTTCAGGTAAATACAAAAACAAAGATGGTGTGGAAAAATCACGTTATCAAAACATTGGGTCTGTTATTGAAACTAAAAACGGGCCAATGCTCAAACTGGACAACATCCCTTTGATGGATGGCGGCTGGAACGGTTGGGCATACATGAACGCACCCAAGCCTAAAGAAGACCAAGGCTTTCCAAAGGACGATGACATCGATTTTTAAGTTTACGGGGGGAAAGCTGCGTAAAGACTTTAAGCCTTGCGGACGAACAGTGATCCCCCCACCCAACAAGGAAACATCATGGACTATAAAGAAACATTTAAACGCATTTTTGCCATGCCCGAATTCCCAAGAGTTCGTGCGAATGATCCCCTCACATCGTTTGAGGCGGCAGAGTCGATCAAAGATGTTGCACCGCAACACCACCAAGTTATTTTTGATTGCCTCAAGTTTTACGGGCCGTTGGGCAAAGACGGGATTTCAGCTTTGACAATGCTAGACGGCAACCAAGTCGCTAGGCGGCTCAATGAAATGAAATTGATTGGGCTTATCCAGTTAACGGGCAACACAGTTAAATCCAATTCAGGCAGAAATGAAAGAGAATGGCAATGTATCCAATCGAATTAGGCGGCAATCAACCAGTTCACAGATTACGAACTTGTAATAAATGCACTGTAACCAAGCCGCCAGAGGGCGGAATTGATATGGGGCATAAGTGGATTTGTCAAACTTGTTGGATTAACAGGGGCAGAAAAGATGCTAAGAACTTGGATAAATGATGAAGAATTTATAGATCGGCCTATCCCAAAGCCAATCAGACAGATTTTTCAAGAAACCATTGATGTGTTAGAGCTTGAACTGGACTCATCTCTTGACGATAAAGAATGGGATAACATGGTAGACAAGAAGTTATATCTCCAACTCAAACTGAAGAAGATATTAGATGACCAAGGATGATCTAGTTAACTTGCTACGCATCACAGGTGCTCAGGAGACCGCCATAGACGTTGTATGCGCTGCTTACGATGCGGGCTGGAACGATGCCCTTGATGACTATGCAAAACGCATAGCGGTGCTTCCTTTTGGCAAGGACACAATTGGCAGCTTTGGCTGTTTTATTAAAGACGCTAAGAAATAAGATTGCACTCGGCTTGTCTGCGTTTGGTTAATCCTGACAAGACTTTGCCACCGCCTTTATTCCACAGCATCAATTGCTCTTTAGCCCCGTCCCAATCCTGTGCGTTGATTTTGCGTTTAAGGGTTGAAGTTTGGAGTCGGCCTGTCCCCAAGTTGTAGCAGAAATCCACGATGGCGTTGCACTTGCGCTCATCTGTTAGAAGTATGGGGCAGTTCCTCAGAACGCCAGGCAAGTAAGTATGCTCAAGTTCCACCATAAGCAGCGCCCGTGCCGTTGGCTCATCCATCGGAGCGTCTTCCAAAGTCACCTTGCGTTTATCTGCGTAGTACGTAGAACCATAGCCAATCGTAGCCACGCCAGCCGGACAAAGGTACGGCTTGGCGCGGTAGCCCTCAAACTGACGGCACAGGCTAGCGGCTAACTCTAAGTTCATTGCTCTTCTTCTAGCGCGTCTTTAATGGCGGTGATGGCTTCTACTGCCCATTGTTGATATTCGTAGTCCATTGCTGAAACATGAGCTATTCGTTGTAACGCCTCCAATGCAAGGCGTAATGCTTCGTCTCTAGTCATTTAAATACCTCTTTGCTTCAAGGTGCGGTCAAGGAACCAATAGTTAATTGTCCCAGACAACAGGGCTGAGAAGTCAGGTGTCATCATGGTTTTAAACACTTCTACGGCTGGCGCACCTGCAAGCCATGCGTTCCATGCAAACCACACATGGATGAACGACCAGACAAATAGCACCCAGTAAGTTACGACTGGACGCACAGAAGCTGACAAACTAGCAACCCAACCGCCTGCGGCTTTGACCATCTCGGCTTGCTGAACGATAGCGTTGTTAAACGCATCCATAACACCTACGTCAATAGCGGCTTCTCTTTGAGCGCCAATCTCAGCCAGTTTTTGCTGACCACGTTGGGCTTCCAAGTCGCATTGGAACTTGAACATATTTAGTTCGTGCTGACGCTCGTTCTTTTTGTCCAACCATTTCAGGACTTCAGGGGCCATCCTAAAAATGCCACCAAAAATAGAACCCAACAATCCACCGCTTAAAATTTCAAACATGATCAATCCTCCGACATATCAGTTGCAGCTAAGTTAATGCGGGTCTTTAATGCCGCAATATCCTCTGGCTTATTTTTAAATCCAATAGCTACATATCCCGCAAACTTACCCATATCGGGGGGGATAGAGCCACGACACATGAACTTTACACCTTGTTTAGCACCCCATTCGCCCACCTTGCTTGACGGGTTAAATTCCTCACACATGACCTCACCATTAAGCATTGCAACCATTGCACCATTACGGTCTGCGCTTGCGTTAAACAATGAAGTAAGAGAGCCTTCAATAGCTTTTTCCCGTGAGCCATCAGCATTTAAGGCCAAAACCGTTGTGCGGCTGTTGGTTGATAAATTAGCTTTGTGAACCAAAAGAACAATTCCATCCACATCTTTAAGCAAACTACGGGCAGGGGAAAGTAAGTTTTCCTGTTTAGCCAACTGAGGCATTTTGTCCTGAGTGGTAATTGCATGAAGAATGACTTGGCGGGAGTCCCAAGCAAAGTAACCAGCAAACGCTAAAAACGACAACAGAATCACTGTAAACAGTTTAAAAGGGTTATCTACCCACTCAATTAGGCCAATCACTTTGCCAAGGGTGCTATCGTCTTTTTTGGCCTCTGGCTTGGAGGCAGAGGGCGCTGCCACAGACACATTGATTGTCTGTTCTGCTTTAGGTTTAGGCGATCTGCGCTTAACTGGCGCTACCTTGGCTGGAGGCTTTTTTGTAACCATTATGCGTATATGTCCAATTTACGGTTGGTAAATATCTCTAAGTTAAGTTGATTTCTTTCTGCTTTTTTAACGTACAACTCAAATTCAAGATCATCAATTTTGTTCTTCACCTTTTTCATTTTTAGCGCTTGTTTGTATTCTTCTTCAAGACGTTCTGTTCTACGTTCAAGAGCATCTGTTTTAGTCGGGTAGTCGGCTACCCCAAGCATGGGATACCATTTGTGGATGGGCGGGATCATTTCTTTTCACGCTCAAGAGCCTCTTTGTATCCGTGAACAACTTTGTTACGCAACCAAGTGGAATCGGAAGCACCCGCCCACTCGGACAAGTTGTTCCAAATGACAATGTAATCCGTTGACTTGCAATGTTGGGCGTTCTGATTTAGCCATGCCATCATCTCCTTATGTCGCTGTGTAGGATCGTGCGTTGTATAGCCAATCCCATAGAACTCTCTAACGTGACAGCCATTCTTGGCTACTGCACCAACTAGCGCAAGCAACAAAAGAAGAATGAGCCAACGCATCCATTTACTTTGACCAATAGTGTGAAATGTAACCAAAGATTGAGGAAACGCCTGACACCAATGCCATGCCCATCCAAAAACCACCACGACCCTTGTTAGCCAAAGCAATGAGGATTTCCATGTTGGCTTCTAGCTTGTCGATCTTTGCTTCCATAGATTCAACTTTTTGCCACAAAACGCCATATTTGACCAAATCAATATCAGACATTATTTCCCCAAATCTTGAAGTTTGTTTTTGCCAGTTTGCTTAGTGCCAGCACCAGTTTCAAGCGCTTTTTTGGTTTCTGCTTCTGCGGCTCGTCTTGCTCTCATTTCCATGACAGAAGTTCCAAGTTGCAAGCCTGGCACAGCTACGTTCAAACCTTTTTCAACGCCCATAGAAACGCCTTTAGCGGCTTTTTCAGCAAGTGATCCAACCAATGTATTGGAGTTGTTCACAAACGCACCACGGGGTTGTGCTTGGGTATAACGGGCAACATTCCCTAAAGTCTTAAGTTGAGATGCCGCTTCTTGATTAAAAATGGCATTTACATTTTGAACATCGTCTAATTTTTTGAGGGCCTTGTTGTAACCCGCTTGGCTGAAATTGCCATTGCCATCAATAATGCCTGATTTTTCTGTAAGCCAGTTGATAGTTCCAGCAGCCATGTGTTGATGGGCGGGTGAGTCTCTACCCAAATGCTCAACCATTGTGTTGATGTTCTTATTTACGCCATTGACCACAAACTTGTCAATAAACTTGTCTGCGGGTACAGAATCATCCACAGCCGCTTTCATGGCAGGGTCTTTTTCAAGCATTTGGAATCTTGCTCTAGCAGATGCCCTAGCTTTGTCAGCCAATGGTTTCTGTGCTGCCGCTTCTGCTTTAAGTGGTAACTTTTCAAATTCTTCAATCATGTAACCAGCGGCTTTGCGAACACTTCCATCAGGATTTGTTCTTGCAATATCACCAAGATTTCGTCTTGCAGACAAATAGTCTTCAAAGGTCATGGAATTGCTTTCAGCCAAACGCTGAAGTTCTTTTAATTGACCCGCTGGTGCTTCGTTAGACAACAATTCTTTTTTAAGTTTTGTTTCTATATTTTTCAGCAATTGAGGCGCATCAACAGGGAATTGACCACCAGCCGCATCACGCAAAGCCTGATAGTCTGCGGTAATTCCCTTGTTCAGATTGCTATCAATCTCTTTGTAAGCATCAATAATGCCTTGGCTGTTTTCAATCTTTTTAGTGCCATAAACATCAGGGGCGGCTTTGTCTCGAATCAAACCAAGATTCTCAACTAACTGACCATTTTGCTCATTAAATCTTTGAGCCAACATGGGGTCTTTGCCACGCCTATTTTGCTCATTGGATAACTTAACCACATCACCAGTGGCTTGACCTTCTGTCAAACGAACAGGGACGGGCAATGTGTCAGCCTCAATGTGCCGTTGCAAAGTTGGAATATTAACTTTATCAACAGGAATTGAAGAAATTGCTTGTTGCAGTTCAGGACTTGCTACAGACAATGCTTGTTTAATTGTGGTTGCATCGGGAACAACCGCAGCGCCAGCGCTCACCATGCCAGGCTTGGCAATAGGGGCGGCAGTTGGTGCAGTTGGCTGAAGTTCAGCAGCCGCAGCCTTAAATGTTTTGACAACTTTAGGCGCAACCGCACCACCAGCCATTATTGCGGCATTGATTGCGTTCTCCACATCGGCAACAGGAACACCAAATTTTTGAGAAATTGATTGTGCGCCTTCACCAATATTCTTGCCAATGTATTCCATGACTTGCGTTGGCAAGGCTTGACGATAAGCCTCAGTCTGAGATAAACCCGTCATTCGACCAACAGGTTCGGCAATAGCGCCAGCAACTTTTTGTGAGGATTCTGTGGCTTGTTCAGGCGATAAACCAAACAATCTACCAGCACCATAACCAATAACTCCCGCAATAGCAGAAGGGGCGCTTGCGACCACATCAGCCGCAGATGCCAAGAAACCTGGCACTTGTCTACGCATTTCTAAGCCTTGGCCTAAAATGCTACCAACAAGACCTCTGACTTTTGATGGTTCTTCTTTGGTTTTTTCTTCTGTAACTTGCGGCTTAGTTGGCTCATTAGCCGCAGGGGTTGATTCCCACAAATCAGCCAATGTGCCACTTATAGGGGCAGCAGTAGATGCCATTGATGGCGCAGTTAGGGGTGTTGAAACGGGCGCAGTTCGTGCCACTTTGCCACCCATCTCACGGGTCAAAGCCTCAATGTCTCTTTGCGCTCTAGCATCGCCTTTAGCAAGTCTTTCTTGCGCCTTGGTCATCTCCGATTGGAGAGTATCCATTCGGCTCTTATCACGCATTGCTTGATCTTGAGATGGAACTTTTGCGCTTTTAACTGGCGCAGGGGCTTCCGTATCCCACAGTTCAGCAAGTGTTGCCATTATTGAATAACCTTCAATTGACGGGCCAAACGAATCTTACGGGTCAATTCTGCTTGTTGCGCTTCAGACATTGAAGCCTTTAATTTTGCAACATCTTCTCTAGTCATTTCTTGGAAAATTCTAGGGTCTGCAATCTGATCAAACTGTAACTTGCGTTGACCATATTGCGTTGCATCATTTTGCACAGGAGTTAAATAATTAGCCCTTGCAATCTTCATGTTTTCAATGCCAATCATTTGATCAGCAATTGCAAGAATGGCTTTTTCGTTCAACTTCTTGTTAGGAGTAGCAATTTCAGCCAAAGCCCTTGCCGCATCCGTATTGCCACCCGCCAAAGCCAACAAAGCAGAGTTCTTTGCCAATTCTTCGGTGTTGACCTTTTCTTGCTCATAAGCAGGGATGCCAACAGCGTTAAGAATACCCGCAGCCAATTCCTTGCGCTGACCGCCAACGCCTGTAAAGGAATCGGGGGCAAACTTCTTAATGTTTTGAAAGATTGCAACACGACCAGGCGCTTCTGCGGCATCTCTGACAGTTGTTGCAAAGTCTGTGGAAATGGTTGCACCACCAGCGCCCAAAAGCGCTGTTTGAGCAGGGCCAAGACCTGTGACCATAGGCTGATTGCCACGCTGAGACATTGGGCCAACCAATTGTGTTTGACCCATTGGGTTAACAATTTGTTGTGTTGGAGGGATTTGTTGTTCAAACATAGTACCAGGCAAGATTTGACCAGGCACATAAGGGCCAAACTGACCCGTTTGAACAGTAGCGCCACCAGCCCCTGTATTGATTCCAATACCACTAGGTTGCATTGCGCCAATTCTTGAACCTTGATCCAAGGTGCTTAATAACTTGTCTTTTAAGAACTGACGAATCCCCGCAGGGTTTGTAGTTGCTTGTTCAAGATAAGGCTGTAATAGTTGATCAGCTTTTTCTTTAGGAATACCTAAAGCAGATGCTTGTTCTTCACCATATTTTTTAACAATACCCATCAATTGAGTTGGATTAACTGCTTGAGGATTTTGCTCTGAAGCAATAATCAAAGGATTGTTAATCAGGCTTGTAAGGCGACCAGCAACAGCATTGACTTGTTTATTAGCAAAATCTAACTGTGCGGATTGAGTGCCTGTTTCAGCGGTTTGTGCGCCAGCTTCAGCACTGCGGATGCGGGGCTGTTGAGTTTGAGTGGCAACATTAGCCTCTGCTTGCGCTCTTGCAACTTCTTCAGGAGTAAGTTGTTGTAATCTTGAAAGTTGTTGTTGTGCAGTTTGCAATTCAACAGGATTAATCTGCTGTGCTTGCTGATATGCCTGTGCGCCACGGGCAATATTTACCATGTCAGCAAGGGATGCGCCTTGAACTGGACGGATTTGCGTTGCAACGGGTTGAATGTTGAAATCAGCCATTTTTTATCCAATATTAGGGGCAAAGTAACTGTTCTGCAATGCAGGGTTCATTGTGGTCACACCGCCTGGTGTAATTCCACCACCACCGCCCTGAGGACTTAACAAACTTGCCAAAGTAGCGGCATTCCAACTTGACCATATCCACCAGCCATTACGTTAGCCGCACCCACTTGACCAGCACCCAAAGCACTAGCACCGCCAATTCCAAGTTGACCAATGTTTGCCGCTGTTGATGTGCCAAGATTTTGAGCTTGAGTTTGCGCTGTCTGACCAATTCCAGCAAGTGAAGCCAAACGATTGTAAATATTAGTTTGTTGCGTTTGACCTTGAGTAAAACCTTGTTGTTGTTGCGTCATGTAATTGTTTAACGCATTTTGATAAGCATTAGAAGCGTAATCTTCTGCAAACTTAGTTCTTGCCAAGTCCACATTAGAACCACCACCACCTACATTCATGGCTTGACCCGTAGCGCCCAAACCTTGTTGCTTCATAAACTCATAATTTGGGGCAAGATTTGTTTTTAAATCTGCCGCAGTAAATGGCTTATATGCTGGCGCTTGTTGCGTGAAGTAAGGCAACATTTGATTGATATTTGTTAATGCGCCAGTTCCCGCCTCACGATATGGGGCTTGTTGAGCATTGAGAATGTCAAACATTTGCCGTTGTTGATCTGCGGCACGTTGAGTGGCTTCATATTGAAGCTGAGAAGCGCTTTGAGCAGCACCAGCTTGTTTCTGTGCGCCCGCATAACCCAAAAGGGCTGATCCACCAATTGCTACTGCTACCCAAGTCATATTATTCTCCTTCAATCTTCAATTTTTTAATGTCATTATTGGCATCAAAAAGTGCGGTTGTATCTGGCTCAATCAATTCAGCCTCAATCTCGTCCAAATCGGTCTTGTCAGTTCTGTGAATGGTAATGCCAATTGCATCGGTCACAGCCAGAGTTACCCGCTTCGTGCCAGGCTTGGATTCCACAACATCCCCCGCCTGAAGCCTTTTCATTCCATTTTCTGTCCACGCAATTATCTCGCCTTTTGCACATAAAAAGAAGTGGGGTTCTTTATGAACTTTGCCCACAATTAGAGTGCCAGCGGGACGGAAAACCTTACGCATATACATACCTGGGCTAAAACTATGCTCAGTCGTCAACTCTGCCTGTGGCATCAAAGACATTTCAGCCTGTAAACGCTCAATTTGGTCACGGCTAACATGATCAGGAAGGTCAATCTCGTTCATACAATGCTTGTAATGATTCCGTTTGTAACTGTGACAGTTTTAGGCGGGACATTAGCCGTGATAAATGAGCCACTTACGCCAATGTTTTCAGTTGACATTGTTCCCAAACCCGTAATTGCCGTGTTTGGAATGGTTGTAGAAGCTGTAAAAGGGCTTGTTCCATTGCCATAAACATAACCAGTAAGACTATTTGCACCCGATCCACCATTGCCGACAGGCAAAATGCCCGACACATGAGTGGTCAATCCAATCTTGCCCCATGATGGCGCTGTTGTTACACCGCCTGAAATAAGTGCATTTCCTGTCGCAACGTCTGCCAATTTAGCCAAAGTTGTTGTGGTATTGGCATATAAAAGATCGCCAACAGCATAAGAATTAAATCCTGTACCGCCATTAACCGCAATCAAAGTACCCGCCAAAGTAACTGCGCCAGTTGTTGCCGCAGCTGGCGTAAGTCCCGTTGCTCCACCAGAAAAACTTAAAACACCAGTATTTGAAATAGTTACATTGCCTGTAGGACTAGATACGGAAATTCCAGAGCCAGCAATGTTGGATAAAACACCAGTATTGGCTACAGTTATTGTGCCAACGCCATTGGCAACAGAAATGCCTGATCCAGTTGCTAGAGTGTTAAGTGTGTAACCAGTTCCATTGCCAATTAGTAATTGTCCATTTGTGGGAATGGTTGTAAGGCCAGTACCGCCAGAGGTTACAGCTAAAGCATTTCCAAGATTAACATTGATAAACGATGGGTTCATCAGCCATAACAACCATTCCTGATTTGGTCTTCCCGTTGTTGCGTTCAGGAATTCACTATAAGGAATGTTAATGTTGTTGTTTGGCAGCGCTGTTGCCATCAGTTATCTCCCGCACTTGCTTTAAGTTCAGCAGAAACAATAACGGCCTTAATAGGATCGGAAATAGCAACTTCAAATATTCTGTCCCGTGACCAACCCAAACGCCTCCAAAGCGCTCGGTTAGAGTATTGCCCTATCTTTCCAATAGAAACCCAATGCTCGTTTGAAAAAGTAGAACCACCGTCATTTGACCATCTCAGCATTGCTTGAGGATCATCGCCTTGACCAGTGGTTAGGCCAACGCCAGGCTGGAACTGAATCTGAAAACTCTCAAAATACTGCCTTTGAAAATCGGTTACTAAATGAACAGCTCTACGCAATCTGCGGATTGTTGTTCCATCATCTGTGTAAACTTCATTTTCAAGGCTGTAAATTTTGCCGTTTTGAAAATCACCAACAAGGTATGAGTTATTAAAATAACAACCGCAATTTGATCTGTGACGATAATATTGACCTGATGTTGGATTCCAAGAAAGCCATTTGTGCCATGACTTTGTTGAACTGTCATAAACCCATGTCAAACCATTTTCTATGCTTGGAAACGTACAAACATACATTTCGTGACCTTGAATTTGATAGGTGTAAGCAATAGCATCTGAAACAATTTGATTCAACAAAGACTGCTCAACAGCATGGGTTGAAATTTTTACAAATGTGTATCCATTGACCATTTCGATGGTTGAATTGCCTCGGGTATCTTTTGCCACAAATGCAAAAGAATCCATAAATCTAGCAATTGAAAATCGTGCGCCAAGTCCAGATTGGATTGAAGTGCCAGGCACTCTTTGAAACGGAAAAGTCGTAATTCCCGCAATTACATTGCCCACATCCGTCCAAACTTCTGTAGTCACTTCGCCCATCAAATAAACTTGTCTTCGATCAACAATCAAACTGACCAAGTTATCAGGAGAGCCATTTTTAGTTCCGTATAAGGCTTGGGTAGAAAGACTAGACCCAAGATCGGTACAAGCCCAATTTTGTGTGCCTGGCTCGTTGTAAATGTTGTAACTGTCCACAACATCCACCACAGTAGCGCCTTGCCAAGGGCCATCTGTTGATGGAAGAATAGTAAAAGTATTAGTAGAAACAACCCATGTGTAACGATTTGGGCCATCAACAATATAGGCAGTCAAACCCGCTGAAGTGGTTATATTGTCAGAAATAGAAACAGGGCCAACACTTGTGGTTAAAGTTCCCACTTGTGTTGCTATGTAAGAAGTATCAATCTTATAGACACGATTCCCGCAAACAGCAAGAACGTATTGTTCGCCAGAAAGAGTCCTCATGCCACGCACTTCTGCGCCAGCGGGTAAGGTAACTTTAGTCACCAAGCCTGGCGTTGGATACAGCGCAACCACACCCCGATTACCAGGCTGTTTGGTAGGATCAATCTCTGCAAAGAAATTGATGCACTCTTGATCATCTTGGTAGATTGATGGTGCAGTATAAGAAGTGCCGACAAAACCAAAATCAGGCATTTTTTATCCTTTAACGGAAGCCGCCATCCATAATAAAACCAGCGTCTTTTGCCCTTCCAACCATCAAAGCCTCTGGATAACGTGCAATCTGCACTGGCTTCATGTTCGTGCGCTTAATAGTAGCTTTTCCTTGCGCTGCAAACGCATTGATCATTCCAATCTGAACCGCATTTGTTTTGCCATACATCGGAAGCAAACGCTCTGCCAAGCACCACCTCAAAGCCATGTTATAGCCTTCAGGAAGTGAAATCGTATCATTCAAAGTTTGAAATTGACGGAAAATTGTTTGTGTGAACAAATGCAATTCACCTTGTGATGGATTGGGGTAAACATAAATAGTCCCCAATAATTCAGAAGGTTGATAGTAAATTGCTTTTGCCCAAGGGCCATTCAATTGTTTGATGCCAATAGATTCATATTCTTCAAGGCTCAGAATTGACAAGGGATAGTCAAGATAGCCACCCGCAATGTTTGTACCGCCTTGCTGAGTTGCTACCCGCACAAAGCCTGATTCAATGTTTAAAGGACGCTCGTAATAAGCCGTAATTGTGGTGCTAGAAGCTGTTTGGCTTTGACTGACTGTGTATGTACCACCTTCATTCACATTGCCGCCAGCGCCCGTTACAAAGCCCACAATGCGTGTTCCTGATGTGATGCCTGTGCCACTCAATGTCATGCCAATGTTGATACCACCCGCTGTGACCCCATTTGCAGGGACTGTCAAAGTCGTTCCAGAAATTGAGCCTGTAAAGGTTGCACCCATTTGCCCGCTTGGGCCAATGGTGTATTGGACTTGGTTTTGAGTGGTTTGAAAAATGATCTCACTACGGTAGAAAACCATCATGTTTTCATTTGACCATTGTGCAACCATGTCATTGAGCATATCCAATGCGTCTTGCGCTTCATCAGCCGTTGGCACTTCACCAGCCGCAACAGCGCCAATGTCCTTCATGGCTCTGGTAATAATGTCAATTGGCTGAGTCATAGCAAATCCTTACGCTAATTATGCTTCTTGAGATGCTTGATAAGCAGCAATAACGTCAGCAGTGTGAACAGAAGCAGCAACGGCTTGCACCTTGGCATCTTCTGCACTGTAATCATTGCCTGGAGCAATTACACGATGCTCAAACGATTCGGCAATTTCAACATCATTTGATAAAACTGATGTTTTTACACGAACACGAATTACATCATTTTTCATGATTTCAATTAAGTCAATGGTAAATTTTGTTGTAAGCATGATTTTTCCTTAAAGTTTATTTTTCAACCCAGTTAATATTACTACTTTCAGATTCTTTAACATACATTGATGAAAGAAAACTGCCATGATTTGTCCTTATACCAAAGTCGTAATTACGTTGCCAGAATTATCAACAGAGATCACATATTGGTTTGTGTTGTCAGGTGTAGTCACAACGATGCCGTTTTTGGCGTAAACACTTTTCCATTTATTGGTTGTTGTTCCCAAAGTTCCTACTGCACTTAGCTCTGGGTAAACATTACCAGTTTCACCATCGCCAATAATGGTTCCAATACTATATCCTGCTGAATTTCTAGCAAACAATGTAATTAATCCATTTCCATCACCTGATGGGTTTACAACAGTTGCGGCAACAGAACCAAATGAAACCAAAACTTGATCACTTTTTTTGGCGTGTAATTCCAGTTGAGTAGTTGTGTTTACATCTGCCGTACCAGAATTGCCAATAACTGCAAAAACTCCACTACCAGAAGCAGACTTTTGCGTGAAGTTAAAAAGTTTTGTAGATGACCCGACAGGATTCCCACATAAAACACCCATTAACGGATCAACAACCGAGTTAACTTCGCCAGAAGTATTTACAATAACTTGTGCGCTTAGATTATTTCCGGCAACAATGATGTTATTTTTGCTCAATTGGCCTGATGTGCCGTTATTTACAAATTCAATGTCAGTGCCGCCTGTTGGTTGCTCCCAATACAAGTTATTAAACGAATTATTGATGCCTTCACAACGCAATTTGCGTTCCCACTGACCCTCTACGATGGTTCCGTAAAAGTTGATGCCGTTGGTTGTTGTGTATGTAGTGCTATTTCGTATATCAATGCAACGTGAGCCTGTTACAGTTGAGTACCCACCTAGAGAAATTTCTCCACCATATACATTAACTCCTGTGCAGAATGAGTTGACAGAATCTGTCGCATCGAACACCATGCCGTATTTACAGAATCGGACTCGGTGAGAATAGAAATCAATGTAGGAAACTCCAACACCTTCAGAGGAAAGCACCGTTCCGTAAGCATATCCTGTAATGCTAATATTTCTAAAAATACACTTTAGCGTTCCTTGAGAACCAGTACCAATAAGCTCCAATCCAGTACCAGTCAATGCGCCTGTGTTGGTGGTAGAAAATGTAGGTTTTGAAATTGTCAAATTGCTGGCGTAAACAAAATTTGCATTAACTCTTACTGCTCGTCCTGTTGCAGACGAATCATATAAAAGCAAAGCCCCGTTGCCTTCAATGACCATTGACTTGTTGATTAGCACTCCAACAGCACCAGACCCAATGTTATATGCTTTTCCACCAGTAAACTGCAATGTACCTTGGTAACTGCTTGGCATTGCCGCAATCGCTAGTGCAATGTAAGTTGATACGTCTGTCGTTTCAGTATTAGTACCAGCGGGAATAAAATCATCAACCGAAACCGGAGCGCCAGTAATCATTGAATAGGAAACTTTAGTGAGAGACATAATGATTCCTTAAACTAGCGTAATTGCACCAGCGTTATTTATCGTGATAGTTTTGGTAGTTAATCCGTCTGGACTTGTTACGGTAACACCTTTACCCACACCGTTAATAAGTAAGTTTCCTGAAGTAATATACACATTACCCGTAGGACCATCAATTTGAAATGCGGCAGTAGAAAATGTAGTACCGCCATTCGCTGTAGAAGGTATAAATTCAAATCTACTTGCCGCTGTCAGGTTGTGACCAAACTTCCAGTTGCGGTAAGTATTGGTGTTCCGCATAATGAACGAACCAACCCCATCAGCAGATGGGACGGCTGGGCCAAGGTTAATAACACCCGTACCGGTAGTTGTAGACAGCGCAGTAGTATTGCCACTAGTGGATGTAAACGAGGTGGATGTAACTGCTGCGGGAGTAGTCCCGCCAATCGCACCTGGTGCGGCAAAAGTAGCACCATTTAAACTACTCGCGTTCAAGTTAGCAACATTGGTTGTGCTTGCTATAACCAAAGGTGCTGTTCCCGTTGCAATTGTAGATGTGTATTGAGTTGCACTAACTGCCCGTCCAGCGGTCAAGTCACTCACGGCAACTTTTACCGTTGTACTAGATTGAACAATAGGTAATACTTCAGTCCCTGCTAGGGGTGCTGTTGCACTGGTTAGGGCGCTAATCTTTTTATCTGCCATGATGATTCCTTAGAAATAAGTCACTTCAATCGTTGATGTGTAAGGCGGTGCAGTTGAGAATGTCAGCGTTGTGCCACTTAAAGAAAATGTGTTCTTTTGTTGATAAACGCCATTAACATAGACTTGTGTATTGTTCTCATCTGTGGGGGCGGCTGTTAACGTGAAATTAACTTGACTGCCTGTGCCTGTGAAATTATCCACATAGGCAGTCCGTCCACCAGTACCAAAAATATTGTCATAAGTTGCAATCAAAACATCCGCAGAAGTCTTGAGAACAAACTTATAAGAAAAACCCATCAGAAGCCAAATTTCACCACTAGGCACTCGGCCTGATGAATCTAAAATGATTGGATTTGTATGGGCGATATTCCCTGCGCTTGTTGTATAAGTCGCCTGTGGCGTTGTGGTTGTAGCTTGATAGGTGTAGATTTTCCCGCCAGCAAGGGGAACACCATTGTTGTCAAAGAATTGCCATCCTACGCCACCAAATGCTGAAATATTTACATTCATTTATTACTCCAAGACAATTTGGTCACCATTTTCTTGCAATAAACTAAATCCGTCTTCTTGCAAAAGATAGCCAAATACATGACCCGCCCCAAGCGTACACTTGAAACGATACATTCGGATTCCAAGACCCCGAATCATTTAGATGCCTTCACCCGCTATGACTTCAAAAGCATTAGCAGTAGCAGATTTAAACCAAACATTTGGAGGCAAAGTGAAAACTTCAACAGATTCAGGAAACATTCCAATTACGTTCTGTGATGGACTTCCCGCTGTTGGAGTTGTAACCGTTCCAATAGCTACAGTCGCACCAGTTGGATCGGCTGGTTTCCATCCAAAATAAGCTGTGCTAGTGGATAAATTGCGAATACGGTAAGAAACAGCATTGACGTTATCTTGTGTCTTGACTTGAACATCAGACGTAGTTACAAGATACGTTTGCCCTTTGGGTGAAAATGCGTTCACAGTTGACATTTTTATTCCTCAATAGGTTTAACAAATTATAGGCTTATAAAAAGAAAAAGCCACCCCTTTTGGGGGTAGCCTTTTCAATTATTTCATGCCAAATTAAGGCAAGAAACTCAGGTCATAACCGTAGATAAAAATATCAGCGGTTGCGGCAGCGCCTTGAGCTGTTGTGCAACGAATATACAAGGGTGATCCTGTAATTGATGCGGTAGAGGTTGCCGCTGTCACAACTACTGCGGTTGTCGAGTTATTACCCGACAAAGCATAAGCTGATTTAACGGCAGTTCCAGTTGCTCCTGCGCCTGTATAAACTGCAAGTTGTGCAGTTGTCAAACTGGTGCTTGCATTGGCAACAATAATGCTCTGAACGCTGACATTTCCTGCTCCCAAAATGGGGGCAATAGTGTCTGCAACAGCATTAAGGTTGACACCTTGTGCGGATGCAATCAAGCGTAAAGCCTGATTGGTTGCCAAGTTACTGGGGTGATTTGTAGATGTACTAGCTGCGCCTGGATTAGCCATGATGCGTTTCCTTTCTTAGTTAATTAAGCCGCAACTCGGCAAGCGAGTTCGGGGTATAGAGGGGCCCAGCCATACAAGACATCGACACGAGTTGGGATCGAATCGTTGTTAATTGTATATTGACGAACCACACGCATTGACAGGCCAAGTTCCTTGTCGCTTGCACGACCAGCGAACACAACGCCATCAGGCAATTCCAAGTCAGCCGTAGCCAAAGTGAACGCATTTTTGTGCATCACGATGTTCTGTGGTGACACAGTACCTGTGTTGTTGAATGGAGTCACAACAGCGGTTGCGCTTGTAGAAGTCACAACTACGTTTTGGAACTGACCACCTGTGATGACAGCGGGGCTGACAACAACGGAAGTAGTACCAGAAGTGGCAACAGTCACATCAGCAGTCACAACAAAGTTACGCAATTTGCCAGAGCCGTATGCGCTACGATTCTGGGGGTTAGCTGCATAAATTCCAGCGATCTGGATCACATCGCCTTGCTTCAAACCAGCGGTAGCGGTTGTAGCAGTCAATGCAATAGTAGACGTTGAAGCCCAACCAGTTGCCAAAAATCCAGTAGCGGTAGTGGTAGCACAGGCCAATGTAGCAGTAGAGTATGAACCAAATGTTTGGTTCACCACGTTCTGATCCATCTTCCAGTTCATACCAGCAGAGTCACGGCCCATCATGCCTTTTTGGTATTGCTTGCCGATAATATCGGAAGGAACAAACAAACCTTTCAAGCTGTCCACAATGGTTGCGCCTGTGAAAGGCTCAACGATGCAAGACCTACGACCATCACGGGGTGCGCCTTCAGCGTCCAAATACGCACCAGCGGTCAAGTAGGTGAGCAAGGATGTAGGAGGGCTACCAGCAGTACCAACGATATTGGCTGTGTTGTTCTTAGCCATTGTCAGACCGTCAAAGTCGATCTTATTGGCAACAGCTGCAACAGCGGGCTTCAACACACGGTCAGAGAACATATCCAAGGACAGAGCCAAGTCTTGTGTTGTGAACTGAGTGTCAACGTGGAACTGAGTGGACAAAGTAACGGGAACTGAAGTCTCGTTAAAGTCTTCCACATTCAGCGCTGGGCCAGATGTACCAATGAAACGGCCTGGTCTACGGACGTTCAATGTGTTACCGATCTTTGCGCCTGAAACAGCGAATTGATCATCATAATTACGGTCTACTTCGCTAGAGAAGGTCAACTCGTTTTCCAAGACCATCAACGCTTCGTTGGTGATCATGGAGATAGTAAGCAGATTATTGCTCATTTTATTTCCTTAAAAGAATGGGTTTATGTCAGCGGATTCGCCCTGCAAGTCTAGCCGCTTTCCAAGCCTGATATGAACCATGAAAATTTCCATCGGAAGTTAGATTCACATCACGCCCATTAGCCGCAGACCTGATCGGGTTGATCGGTGCTGGCGCTTTACTTTTCCCAACAACAGTCTTTGTCTGAGGCTCGGCTTTTTCAAACTGCGCCTCCAATTTCCCAATAGTTCTCAATGCGGATGTGACTGTCATGCCTTGCAGTTTCTCAGCTATCTCGGGATTCTCAGCTAAGTGGTACAGGATTCGAGGGCCAACATCTGATTCAAAGATTGCGTCCCGCACTTCGTTGCTTACGACAACATCGGCAGACCCAACCATATTCTCAAAATCTGGCATCTCAGATTTAGCAGATTCAACTCGCTTGGCCCAAGTGTTAATCACTTCTTGCCTTTGAGCCTCTACCTTTGCCTGAACTTCCTTTTGCTTTTCCTCACCTAATCGCTGATCAACCCGATAATCTGTCAATGCTTTCGCATATTCATAC